GTCTTAGAAAATGATCTAGAGATTCGGCGAAATAGCTTGACCATCGGATCAGTCAGGGTCATTGTAATTCCCTGAGGAAGCGATGGTTCCCCGCCACCCGGTTTAACCCCAGATAGCGCGAAATACGCGCACATCTGGACCAGAATATGGTGGGTCAGCGTGAATACCGCCCATGAGGAATAAGTTCCCATAGGGTGACCGCATCGATATCGCAACGTCTTCTCCTTGTGACCTTTCACACGGGGAAGAAGCGTGAAATCGATCGTCCGGATTATACTCGCCCAAATAGTAGCCAATCGGCTTGCTGTTTGAGGGTCAAACCCACACCACGTTGCTAAGATAGCCACTACTGGTATCTGAACAACGAGGGGAAGTCTATCAGTCGCTGACGACAAGTCATACGACCGAAGATCGCTACCTCCAATATCGGATATACGTTTGACGCCACCGTCCTGATCAAAAGTACAATCAGTCGGTATGCGCCTAAGTATAGAAAATATAAGGAGATGGATGGGTTTGAATATAATCTGAACAAAATAGGAAGGTATGGCGACAAGCCGACACTTCCCATTTGCGGTGTAAACACGGCCAATCTTACCATTTCTGAAATTCGGAATGTAAACATCGAACATACTCGATACAGAGGAGATCACCGCCTCCGTTATAGGAGACATCCGTCTAACTATAATTGGAAGGTTATGATTCCCAATGATTTCGCAGTAAGATGCAAACAATCCGAACAGAACGGGAGAACGGGTAAGAGCTACAGAGTCGAAAACTGAAGACAGAAGGGCATGGCCATTCGGTCCAGCCTTATTCGTGAAGAAGTATTTCACAAGTCCCAGAATTGTTACATATTCTGACTTATCCTCATCGACGAAAGAGCCTGAGTAATTGTTTTTCTTTATCTCAGGTTTCTCCATACAAGAAGATATAATAGGCACCCATGTTGCAAACAGGGTGGCGTCAGCACTACTGATAGACGGCTTCTCGGTAATCGAGGAGGTGGAATCAGGTCCGGCATATATGTACATTCTACCAACATCGAGAGCGAACAAACACGCAGCAATTGCGCGTTCATCGCCAGCGACGATAAGTAGACGTAAGTATAGAGGTATAAGCTTCGGTAACCCGCGTGGGTCTATCGAGACTACCACCCCTATAGATATATGTTCAGGCGTACCAGCAAGGTACTTGAAGACAAGCCGTTTGGCTTCCTTAAATACCTTGGTTGAATGACGTAACGACGTGTAGTACCATGTATGATGAAAGTAAAGCACCATAGCTATGACACACCACGCTATCTGAGAGGAAAACTGGTGGAGGAATATAACAGATTGCATTGTCGAAAAACAACGAACCAAGTAACCAACTGCGTCATTTATCTTAGTGTTTGGAGATAAAGGACACTTGGCAGAGTCTTTTGGCTGAGACGCCTTAAGATCTGACAAAGTCGCTATGGAAGGATGGACGAATGCAGCCCAGCTATATACATCTGTTTGAATAAGAGGGAATAAAAGGCGTTTCTGCCTTGATAACCATCGAGTTGAAATAGAAGATATAATCCGCGGGGGGAATTTTGTTTTATCTGATCCAGGGTGATAAAGTGTTCTAAGCTCCTTACGTACGGAGACACAGGAAGACTGGAGTTTCTGGTATGCAACCGCATCCAGATACATAGCTACCCCTTTGTTGGACGGGTCCTCGACTACATAGTCAGCCCGCTGAAGAAGTGACTTCTTAACCAATATCCCATCGACAAGAACGTCGTCGGGATTGGAAGCTGTAACTCCACCTTCTTGCTTCGACGAAACACGAGAGTAAATCTTCGCAGCATATTCATACTGGTCTTTGTATTTCGGATCTGTAAGGAATCCAGCAGGCACATTGTCACGCTTTTCCCAAACAAGAAGAGCGATACGTTGTGTAACCGCAGACAGACTGCTCCATTCTAGATCGGAGATCGGAGTGAAGCCTACCTTTTTGGATTCAGAGTCGGAATCTTCCGATGCTGAAGGCTTGTCAGGA